TCAAATAGGCTCTTTTGTAAGTTTATAGCGTGTGCCGTTGATTGTGACTTCAATACCTTCAATTGCTACTTCAATTTTGTCAGACTGACCGACATCTGTGACGGTCTGTTGGTCGTACTTAGCAAGCGACCCGTTTTCCGACTCAATAGCTTTCAGACGGCTTGACATACCTACCAGGTAATTATCATAGCCTGTAGCAGCGTAGTCATAGACTGCACCACCTGTCTTAAACATGCCTTTGATAGCCTCGCTAAAGGTTTTGGCTCCGCTGACCTTGTAAGAACCGCCTGAACGTAGCAGGTAGAACCAATCTGTAAGAAAGTCATCTACAGAGGCATAGTGCATATAATGTCCACCCTCGTTAGCTGGTCTTGCTGTTCCTTGGGTGACAGTCACACCACTTGGACGCTCCCCTTTACCAGTCCATGTCATGCCTCCCCAGTTGTTGTCTGCCTTACCTACAGCTGAGGTACCCCAAAGCCCCTCAAAGTGTAGAACGGTAATAGCGTAGCTAGGCAGGATATTGTGTTCCTTACAGTTAGCAAGAATCTTATCTAGCACAGCTTTCTTCAGGACGGCACCGTTGAACGACAAATCACCGTCCTCTAATTGAACCGTCTGTGGTGCATTTTTGACCGTCTCAGACGGTTTTTCCTTAGCTTTGAGTAATTTATTGACTATGGCTTGAACGGGCTCATAGCGTGGGCCTAGTGACCGTTTTCGGTCCTCTCCAGCCCAATGCCTACCTGCTAAGACCTCCCTAGCAAGCTCCTCATCAGTCTTCTCGCTTGCCGTAGCTTTGCCATTGATGACTGCCATGACAGCCTCATATTGATTACCAAGACTTGCTTTGCGGACATCTCCGTTACCATGTACCCCAGCCAAAGTCTCCTTAACAAGCTGATCCAGTGATTTGTTGGAGGGGCTGGGTTGATTTGGGCGATATAGATAGTAATACATACCGCGAGATACTTTATTGTAATCATCAATAGTAATACCATTGCGTTTAAAATTACAATGGATAATGTTGACATTATCTACAAATATCCCAGTGTGTCCACCTTCACCGCTGGAATAACCACGTTTACCCCAAATAAAAACATCATGTCTTTGAGCGTTAAATGGTTTATTTTCAGCAACCAAAACATATCCGTTACGTATCAACCAGTCATGCATATACTCAGTGTTAACCGCCCAACCTGCAGAAATTGCACCACCCGCCATTAGCGCATAATATACAGCGCTAGAGCAGTCATAACTATTCGGACCGTTACGATAGTCCATTGAGTAAGAGACTTTGCCGACACGGTCGCTCATCCAACGAATGGATGTTTCAAGATTGATTGTCATCTAATACCTCCAAAATTGGTACAAGTAGAAATGCAATTGGCGCCAAAATAATCAGCGCCAACACACAAAATGTTGTCTTTAATATCCTCATCGTTCGTCTGCCTTTGGCTCGTAATAGTCAAGAGCCTGCTTGCTATCTGATACTCCCGCAGTCGTCGGGTCATTGATGATACCGACAACAGTCAAGATAGACATAATCGTCGCAAAGGTTGATTCCCAATTCTCAGGGACCCAATTAAAGCCCAGTTGTTGAGACAAAAGTACCAATAACGGTACTAGTGTCCACCAAAATGTTTTATTGCGTAAACGAACACCCCAGTTAATTTTCATAAATGTTACCCCTCTTTCATAATGACACGTTTTAGCTCTCGAATATCTTCTCCCATGCTTTTGACCTGCTCCGCAAGGACCAAGATTGCCTTGTTTTGCTCATCGTGACTATCCAGTCGACGATTAGCACTTTCCTTGAATTCTTTGAGATTTTCAATATCCTTCTCTAATACAGTAATACGATTCTCTTGCTTTGTAATTTTGGCTGAGAAATTGGTCCACAATCCAACGACTGTAGACACAAATCCAACCAACGCATATACATGTTCTGATTTGATATGCATAGGCTATCCCTCGCTAATCAATTCAGCCAAGATTTCCTTATCTTCAACCATCTTTGTGAGGTAAGCCTTAATCTTATTTTTGATAATGTCAGAAAAAGGTAAATCTTTATATTTTATATTTCCTTCGAAAATTTCGATTGCGTAAAGTTTAATCATCATATCTGTTCTCCAATCTTTATTTTTAAATAAGTTCCAAGGTCTCTTCGACAACTTCATCATCAAATAGACCAGTTTGCAATAAATCTTCATCTGTAAGTAGCCCCTTTCCGTACAATGTCGTAACGACCTGCAAGAATGCAACACGAGATGATGCAGACAACGTTACCTGCGATTTAACCTTTTCAAGATTCTTTGTAGCTTCTTCGGTAATATCATCAATCTTGGCAAGACGCTTACCGATTTCATTAAATTTCTCATCTTCTGCTCTGTTTGGGAAATTGTCCTGATAGATTTTCTCGAGTGCCAACTCAAAAAGTTCTGCATCCGACTTATCAATAGCTTCTTTATCGAAATAGATGGGATACATAGCACCTTCGTCATTGATAAGTAATACTCTAGTTTTCGGATGTTCCCCTTGCGTATATTCCAGTGATTTGTTTCCAAATTTTAACCTCATAGCTGTTCCTTTCTATGTTGGATATGGGTCATTAGTGATGTATGTAATCGTGCCAGTATATACATGAGCACCCCCGGTCCCATTTGTTAACCTAATTTTTCCATCTGATGCAAAATGTAATACTGAAGGCGATTTTGTAAAACCACCCACGTTCGGTGCCATAAGCATGTGCGTCTCAACGGTTGGACGATACCCTGACGGGATAATCTCAACCATCTGACTATACTCAAAGACATCAATGTTGGTAATGCGACGATTAAGCGTGATGGTAACCAGGCTATCCTTGCGTATCAATGTCGCATTAAGCCCATACGGAAATCCCATCGTCAATGTCTTGAATGGCTTTTCTTGTAAAAGTGGATGGTCTTCTGTCACCACCATTTTCCACGGTTGCCAACTGCCGGCTATCTTCACTCGATAACAAGACACCATACCACTAAAGTCAATCGACTCCTGGAGTACCCAATCATTATCGTGCTTGCTTACTTTGATGTACTTCCATTGATTCTGCCCATCAAATGGAGGCTGATTAGCCATACTCTGTCCGTAGTAAAAGCCGGTATCAACGTAATTATTCCAATCACTAAAAGCCGGTATAGCTTGACCGCTGTTCTCTGTCAATCGATGGTTTTGAATCGACTTACCGTTCAAGTAATATCCACCAGTTGACTCTACAGACCCTCCCGGAAGGTTCGTATCTACGATTTTGCCAACCGCAAAGCGGTTATCTTTGTCATAACTCATCACAACACTCTCGGTTGCTACGGTTGCTGAAAATTCGACACTTGTAAATTTATCAGACAACGTACCTATGATAGTAAATGACTTATTAGCTGGATAATTACCTGCCATATTAGCTGCTGAATTACTTAGAGTGTGCTGAGTTGTCCAACTACCAGACGCACTACCATTGTCAGCTGTATAGCTGGTACTACCTAGAGGGGCAACCTTGAATGACAATGTCATAATGTTCTTTTGGCTACCAGATAGCGTAATTGGTGCTATCTTAGCGTTTCTAACTATCTGGATGATACTAGGTGTTTCTCTCGTTCTCAGCGCTGTATAGCTGAGGATAGGTGCAAAATATTCTATGACATTTATAGTGACATCTTTGGTGTCTGACCATCTGCCACGACTATCCACGACAGATGCACGGATAGTAGCAGAGCCGCTAAAGTTCATGATACCCAACGTACCACCGTTTGAGTTTGTAACTAAGTTTCTATTTACTATCTCTGCCTTATATCCTGTAACAGTGGAACCATACGTACCAGCATGTCCATTAAATGTTACTTGGATATTAGAAATAATCTGCAAGAAATTGTTGCCAGACAATAGACTTCTCGCCACTCCGTTAGTGTCTGTCAGAGTGATACCACTAAATGTTGGCTTCATGCTTGCTGGTACATTTGCTGTAAACGCGACCTGTTGCGTGCCCGTCATAGTGCTACCAGAATAGGTATCAACAAAGATTGTTCCTGTACCACTTGTTGCGTTTGGAATATTGTTCGCAAAATCAAGAGGTATAGTCCAAGTCGTAGACGTATCCACATTACTTGCGATTGTTCCTTGTTTATTACCCCAGTGATATCGTACAGTATGCTTAAAACTAGAGCTTTGACGGTTAATATTAATAGTAAGCGCACTACCAATAACCCCAGAGCTAACACTTACAGAGCTGGAACGTGGGATAGTTGCCAGACCAATATTTCCCGAGACAGTGATAATCCCATGTAGACCGTTATTAGGGTTAAACGTTGCCGAAAATGGAAAACTCTTTGTACCGTCAGCATTGTGCCCAACAGTTGTTGACCCACTAGCCATCTGAAATTCTTCACCAGATGTTCTCCAACGAGGATTTGATGTATGTACTCTACCACCATTAAGGTCTAAACTAAGTGTACTATCGCCTTGCTCATTGCGCGTTAAGTAATTACCTGTACGACTTACAGTTATTCGCCAATTGACAACAGTTGTGTTAGCAGCGATATTTTGTGCGCCTGGCTCAATATACACATTTAAGTACAGAGACCCACTCGCATTACTAAATTTTGCCATTATCTATCCCTTTCTACCCAACATACCGAACGACGTTCATATCGGCGTTGAGATGATATTGTTCTGTGCGGAACCGTCCAATCTGTACAGAGGCGGTAAAGATACCATTGTCTATATGGATAACACCTTGCGAAATGTACATAACTTCTTTACCTGCCGAAAACATAGAAATTCTATCGCTTGACACTTTAATGGTTGAGCTTGCATCATTCTTACCGATAATCAAACCCTCGTTAGAGCTTGACATATAAGTATCAATAAATGTTTTCAGCTCTTTAAAGCCGCCAAACTGCGTGACCAGCAACTCAATCCGTCTGCCTGCCTCTGCCAAATCCGCTTCTGCTTTTGCTCGGCTATCAGCATTTGATTTTACAAATGATTGATAAGCTTTCTCGAGGTCACTAAGCGCATCCATAGATGCCTTTGCTTTAAGCTCTGCATCAAGTATCTGCGCCCGCTCGTTTAGTAAATTGAGTTGCTCTTGGGTCAATGCTTGGTCCGCTTTCACACTAATGCGGTCTGCAATATCCGAAGGTGCTTCCTGGTGGCTTGTTGCCACTAACCCCCTCTCCAACATAAAATCTGTTAGGACGACATCCCCTGTTATACCGCCATGGAAGATGATAATGACATTAATGGCATCACAAGCCTTGGGAATGGTGAAGGTCAATGCTTTTCTCTCAAGGCTAGTCTTAGTAAATTGACTGTAGGTGCGTATGGAACTAACAGGAATAATCTGTCTAACGTCAAACAAATGATTGTTTATAATCACCATCAATCCGCTATCGTTCCCCTCTCGCCCCACTACATCAAATGACAGGGTAATTTTTTCCTGTTCCGATAACTGCATATCTTGTATTACTTGGAAAATACCTAAGGCATCAAGCGGAAGACCATTACTGTAGAGATGGACACACCCCTTGCGCCCTAACTGTGTTGCAAATTCTGGGACGGACCGCCAAGAAAATTGTTCAGCTCCCGAATTATTTTGCCAATAGGACACACCGTCTACAAAACTGCTGTTTCGGAGATAGTTCCGCCCCCCTACCTCAATCTTCGCCCATCTATCAGCCCAGCGATACTTGGTCTTGTCCGTGCTATCAATTTGGTCATAGTCCGAATAGTGTCCAATGTACCTCTGACCATTATCTGACGTGGTCAGACCTGTACCATCTGCATTATCAGAATAAGCCCAATGAACTACGGGTGTTTGACCATTATCGCCTTGTGGTCCTTTAATATTCCCTACTAGCGCTCCGGCTGTGTACGACGGAGGAGTACTAGTTGGATTCAATGCAATAATGGGATACATTTTCCCAGACGGTGCTATAACTATTGAACCTATTGGAGGGAGATTGGCAGGGTTTGCGGTAGGTGTCAAATCGGATAAATAAATACCGGATTGGTTGGCACTCATTTCATATATTGAGGTATAAACTTTATTTCCATCACGCCCAGCGACACCATCATTGCCAGGGTCTCCTTTGGGCCCGACTCCACCATCTCGACCATCCAATACGTTTACAAACGTCAGCTCATCAACAGCTACCTCATCGTTACCTATGTATGCTGCCACCGTCAAAGTAGATGTATCCGTAACATCTGCACCACGGACACTGTAGGTCATCCCCGTTTTAACAGCACCATCCAAAGACCAGCGCCAAGTCACGTTGGCAGTCAGAGGCTTGCCACCCTTGTAAAGAGTAGGCGTCACAATGGATTGACCAGTTCCATTCTTGAAAATAACACCATTATCAGTAGCCAGCTTGATAAGGTATGGCTGTGACGCTTCAAATAATTCATCAATTCGTTTTTGGAGATCATCAGGCAACAGATTGTCTAACGTCTTGAAATTAGCAAACCTCGTCCTATTGCTAGATGGATTAGTAAAACTAATCTCTTGCTCAGCCACTCGCATTCGAAGTAAAAGCGTCGGTACAAATCCATCATCATATACAAAGACCGTATCGCCAATCCCTCGATCAATAAAGCCCTCTACCTCATAAGACACGTCTGGATAAGCATGTTTTTTCAGTTCACGATAAGCTGTAGCTCGAATAACTTTCTTATCGGCACTATCAACAGTAATATCCTTTCGAATCCATTGGTCAGCCATGGTACCGCTTGTGAATGCCGAAGGAAACATTTGCATAGATAACGGAGCGTAAAGAAGTTCCCCTTGCTGATAAAACTCCCTCTCTCCATATTCGTTATTTACAGACCAAGCCTCCATGCCACCGATAGTAACAATATCGCCATTCTCAGCTTTTCCAGTTGGTCGTACGGCATTGTAAATGTTTGTATTATCTACCGTTCGAATCAGACTCTTAAAATCTTTTCCATAACGCAATGGTTTGGCATGGATGCGCCCAACACCATGATGCGTGTCATCATTTTCATGATAGATATTTACCACAAACGACTTGATAGAAGAATCATCATTAAGGTAAGTTTTAAATTCAAGTTCTGCACCAAATTTATTTGCCAAACTCAATAAACGTGCCAATTTTGTATCTTGACCTGTCCACTCAGCTTTAATTCGTTTATCTGAAATCTCGTTCACACCAATAGTCAACAAAGTGAAATTCAGTAAATCCATTGCCTCGCAATACTCTTTAAACGTTCTTGGTTGCTCCGATTTGAAAGGATTGGCGTATTCGTTAATTAGCTCCAGGTTAAGATTGACACAAGAACAAGTAATTGTTTTCTCGTTTTCTACAATTTTTCGAACTTTAAATAATTGAACCTCTCCCTCGTATTCAAACGAGACAAAAGCCTTATTGTTAAGGTAATGATAAGCATGCTTCGATCCAGCATCTTTCTTCAGAGAACGTTTAAATACCGTAAATTCAAAAGTGGACGACCCCGTTTCCAGATACCTGGTCCACTTGTCGTTTATATAATTTAGGGCATCCTGTTTATCGTTATCAATTGAAGCGACCTGGCGTAAATTCATGTCATGAATCGTTAAAAGCATTATAGATACCTCTCTTCAAATTGAATAGACACAGTAGGTTTATTTCTAATCCAGCTAGAACAATAAATCTCTAACTCACTCTCTCCAGGCGGAATTTTCAACCACGAAGAACCTTGAATACGGTCTCCAAAACGATCCATGCCATCAACGGTTATAGTGTCATCCTCACAATCAATAACGACCGTAGAACCAATTGGATAACGATTTGGAATATCTTTAGCGACGCTAACATGATCCTTGCGGTAGTAGAAACTATCCAGATACATGTGTGATACAATCGGATGATTCCCAATTGATGAGAAAGCAATATGGATTTTCTTAGACTTTTTCCCTTTAATCTCAGGAATGTAGAACTCATTATAGGTGCCAAACCAATAAACCGTTACCCTATCATCATTTCTCTTTAAATCAGACCAGCCACGAGGTTCATTGAAAGGATTGTGATAATCCCAATGAGTACCTGTGAAACGCCATTGCTTAATCATGTTGTAGCCACCTTTCCCATCGGTAGCCATAAAATTATATTCACAATCAAGCCCATTGCTTCTCTTAAATGTTTCTACACCATATAAAAATTGACCGTTGGTATCCGATACCGTAATTTTCATAGCTCCGTACTGATTTGTAGCACCAAGCCAAAAAATTTGCCTCCACCACAAGTAATCATTGAGAGAACCAACCCCACCAGCACTATCGTTTGGAATATCCAAGGTAAGAGAACTAAAGCCACGACCGTTTAATTCAAGATGGTCGCGCCCCCAAACATTAACCTTCCGAATACTGCCACTGAATACAGGATTTGCATTTTGGTCATTCATGATTCCGATGTTAGGAGTGCCAGAAGTTAAAGCATTGCCAATTTTTGAATCTCTAAAGTCCAGTAGCATCTCAGACTGCTTAACAGATACAGTGTCAGCTTCCTCTCTATTTCCAATAGCTGTAGCACCCTTAACATTTACTGCAGCAAGATAACCATTCTCAGAATTGTGTTTTACAGTAATAATCGGAAAGGCATCCGTAGTTCCATCATTTTTTAAACGGAATGCCAAACGATCTGATTTTACAGTGGGATTATCAAATCGCCGATACGTTGTCGAATGAGCGACCCCATCAGGAATCAAAAATGTCACCGTTCCAGTTGACCAATATCCCCTTCCCTCTCTAGTGGGAATTTTCCCTGTCTTTCTTGCCAAGTAGTAAACATTTGGCTCATCAGAAAACAATAACTTTGCTTCTGAATCTGTTTCAAAATACTTTGCAAGTTTACGCTTCAAGGTATTTCTATCCTCTGCCCATATAGAGAAATCCACTTCAATATATTTTGGATTAATTGTTTTATCAGTAACAATCGCCCCAATCTTTGGTCCATCCGTTAAAGTCAATGAAGTTTCATTTCCAATATCACGACGAATATCGTGGATAACAATCAAATCCGAAAAATCATGCTCATTAAATGTCATTGTTACGATACTCATCGCCTTACTCCTCTCATCGCACTTTCAATCCAATTCCTATCATCCTGAAATTCCATAACCATTTGACCAACCTTTGCCTTATCCAAATAAACATCAGCAGGTTTAATCGTAAAATCAGCCATAGTCAGGAATGTTAAAATTTCTCTAAGCACACCAACAACATTGCTATTATCAATATGGATGGTTGTACCAGAATTATTCGAAGCATTAAAACGCTCCAATCCTTTAAATAAACTAGCATCTTCTGGAAAACCAATCCCCTCCGCATAGTTAGGAATCCCCAGACGCCCCATCAGTCGCTCTGTACTACTAGCCTTCAAAACCTTCGAACCTCTAGGCAAGTCCAAAAGAACATTACGACCACTAGGAATAAAGCTCTCACCACTAGGAAGCGTGATTAATTCCTTATACATAGACCCAATCTGGTCATTAACCAAAGCCAAACCACCAGGGTGGAAGTTTGTACCAATCGCATACATTCCAGCAGCCGAGGCGAGCCCTCTTTGCGAAGCTTTTATATAGATAATCTTTTCGTTTGGAATAGCATCTATTTGATTCTTTATAGAAGCTGCTACTCCAGAAGCATTATCCCAAGCCTTAATTGTTAACTCTCTATTTGGAACAGAGTTGATACTTTGTGTAGCTTGCTTCACAATACCACCAGTCAGGTCACTGGCTTTGATTTCAACCGGCTTATCTTGTTTTACATTATTAATGGCCCACTGAGCATCAATGACAGGATTTGCTGTCAAGTTCTCAGCCAACAACTGCTTCTGAGCTGGAGTCAAAGCATTCCACTGATTGAGCAAATTCTGACTCGTCGCAATCTCAATCATCGCCTGATTCCCGTCAACAATCATTTGTTTTTCATTAATGGTGAGGCTGTTCCACGCTTCAGACGAAGACATAGCTTCTACAATCAACTCTCTTGCGTTGCTATCGATAGTTGCGTTTTTTAGGATGAATTTCAAGTCGTTCCAACCGTTTTCTGACTCAACCGCTTTTTGCAACACTTCATCAACGTTAGTTTTCAGTTTTTGCTCTTTCTCATCCCAAACCAAACTCTCCCAACGAGCATTCGCATCTACAGCTTCATCGCTCATACCTTTAACAATTTTTCCGAGATAGTCGTAATCACTTGCTAAGTTCTTAACACCTTCTGATGTGGAGTTGATAAATTCTTCCCAAGATATGCCGTACTTGTTAAGCACTTCACGATACGATTGTTCATAAGCGCTCAACACTTCTGGACGGTCTTTATAAATTTCCTTCTCACGTTCCCATTTTTCACGCATTATTTGGATAAATTTTTGTTGATATGTATCCATGACTGCGTTATGGTTTGCTTCCAACGATTCTAATTCGGCATTAATCTCTTTCCGAGCATCTACCTCCTCTTTTGAGTCACCTTTGATTTCATTTAACGTCTCTTTCAGCTTGGTCCGTCTATCTTTGTAGGCCTTTCTTTCGTCAGCCATCCATTTTGTGGTCTGTTCGAAAACATTATCTAATTGAACTTTATTCAAGTCTGCGAGTTCACCATTCATTGCCTTTTGGATTGCAATTCGTTCCTCACTTGAATAATCCATTAACTCCAACTGCTCATTGATTAAATCAGTTTGATACTGCAACACAAGTTGTTGTTCTTCGGCAGAAAGTTGCGTATGGTCTTTTGCATGTCGCTTGTAAATATCCAACATTTCGTCGCTGACACGTTGGATGTATTGCTTACTATCGTCAGCGCTTTTCTTTAGCGCGTTAATAACGGTCTCGCTAAGTCCTAGCTGTTCTGCCAACTTGACATCCTTGGCCAACTTTTCGTCAGCAAGTAGCGTGATTTCGCTAACAAGGTCTTTCACAGCTTGCTGGATACCCTCGACATCCTGCTTACCGTTCTTTCCAAACAGCTCCATTGCCTTAGTTGTTTCATCAACCTTATCCTTAAACTCAGACAATTGTTCCGCCTGAACCTTATCAACCTCAGTTCCCCATTCCTGTGTCCGTTGATATGCCTTTCCTAATTCTGCAGTAAGGTAGGTTAGTCCAACAAGTGCCGCACCTCCGAGAATAACTCCCCACGTTATTGGATTTCCAAGCAAGCTAACGGCACTTGATAGACCGCCAACACTAGAGGCAGAGGCTCCAGCAGTTGCTCCAATTGCTTCAATAGCTTTATTACCAGCCCTTTCAGCACCAATATTAGCCAACCACTTACTTAGATTTGCAATACCTCCAGTCAAATCTCCTATAGTTCCAAAAGTAGTCCCTAAAATTTTTGAAACTGGCGAAATTGCGCCAACCATCAAAGCCATGTTGATGATATTACGCTGAGTTCCCTTATCCAGTTCAGCGAATCCTTTCGCCAAGCTTGCAACATCATCAATCAACGGTTCAGAAGCATCTAAAACATCCAGAAACGCATCCAACAAAGGACCACCCAATGTAATGGCAATATCGTTCAACTTATTACGAGCCATCTTCAATTTACTCTCGGTTGTCTCGTAACGTTTCTGTGCCTCCGTTTGTAAAGCATTCCCGCTTGCCCACTCTTTATTTGCCATACCAAGAGTTTTAGCGAGCAGTTCCCCAGCACCAGCAAGACGTTGCAAACTATCAATATCACGGATATTGCTAATCTTCATATTCTTCAAGGTTTGCGTAACATCTCCACCTTCTTCTTTGATGCGACGAAGACCATTTAAGAAATCCACAATTGCATTTTGAGGTTCAGCCTTCCACTTAGCAGCAAACTCCTCGGCAGACATTCCAGCAACAGCAGCAAATTTATCAAGAGCCTCCTCGCCCTCAGCGACAGCCGTATTCATTTTCTGCATGACACGACTCATAGCAGAACCACCAGCCTCAGCCTCCATACCAACAGAAGACAAAGTAGCAGCCAACGCCATGATCTGCGCCTCTGTCAAACCTGCCAGCTTACCAGACGATGCCAAACGAAGCCCCATATCAACAATATCCTGCTCAGTCGTAGCCATATTGTTACCGAGCTGAACAATCACATTTCCCAGCTTCTTGAAATCCTCGGTCGGCATACCAGTGATATTTTTAAATTTTGCTAGAGCGACCGCCGCCTCTTCAGCAGACATATTCGTAGACTCACCCATATCTATCATGACACGAGTAAAGCTGATAATATCCTCAGTCTTAATCCCTAACTGCCCTGCAGCTTCCGACACTTTCGATATTTCAACAGCCGAAGCAGGAAGTTCTTGACTCATCTTCCTAATCTCATTGGATAAACGCTCATACGACCAATCCTGAGTCTCATCCACCGTCTTCTTCACACCAGCAAATGCAGATTCGAAATCCATAGCTGCCTTGGCAGAGAGTGTCATACCACCAAAAATAGCCAGAGAAAGCGCTTGTGTCCTCTGAGACACAGTGTTTAGCCCGTTCTCCCAATTCTGAGCCCCCTTACTAATAGCAGCAAGTTTATCTCCAAAAATATTGAGTTTGCTAGTTGCCAAATAGGCCTCTTTCGACACTTCTCTCAACTGGATAGCATACCTGGCTAACTTCGTGTTTCCGTCTTCTATACGCCCTGCTAGTTTTTGGGCCTCTTTCGACATCTCGCCGTTTGATTTATATTCTTTCTGATACTTTTTATTTAAGTCTGATAGCGCTTGACTTTGCGTTTCAATAGCTTTGGTCAATGCCTCTTTTTGCTTTTCAAAAGCCTTTGCAGCATCACTACCCGTTTTGTAATAATCAGAAAGACCTCTTTGAGCTCTCACTTGCTTTTCAAAATTCTTGAGCTGATTTGTTACACGAGTCATAGAGTCGCCCATTTTCGTAGCATCCAAATTTAACTCAATGACCATTTGTCCTAATGGAGCACCATTACCCGCCATTCTATCCTCCTATTTGATCGAACATTGATTCATAAACATTTCCATGCTCATGACTTCTTCTTTTTCTTCCGTCTTGGCTGATAAAATAGACAAAAGAGTTTCAAAATCAGCCTCCAAAACATCGCTTAGAGAAAAGCCCGACTGACTAGCCACCAAGTCTCTAACAAACCTTAGGTATCTGTCTCTAGTTTCTTTGAGAGAGAGCTTTCTAGCTTTGGGTCATCACCCTTTGCTCCCATCGCCTTATCCAGCAAATCGTCAACAGTCCGAACCAAATCCCAAGACGGAACACCTTTCAGAATATCCTCAGGACTAACCACTTCTGTAGTGAACAAACTAGCTAAGAATTCCACTTTCCTAGTGATAAAATCATAAGCAGTCATCTTGCCAGATTTCTTCTCAAATTCTTCAAGCAATTTCAGATAATCCAGCAACTTCTGGCCAGAAACATGGTTCTCCCTAATCACTTTTTCATAGCCGTTCTCACCATGTAATGTTAATTCAAGTTTTGCCATATCGTTTTCCTTTCAATAAAAATAGGAGACGGGGATTCCCCGCCCCCTGAAATTAAGCAGCGATTTTAAGGTTTTGACGTAACTTAGTAACTTCTTCGTCAGTTGTAGCGAATGACGCATAGGTCCCTTTTGTTTTGCTATCATCACTAGCCATAGGCACGAAGGTCAACTTCTCTGTAGGCAACTCTTTATTATCTTTTTCCTTAGTTTCAACACCAATAGCCTCCATAGAGAAACGACCTTTGTAGAAACCGATGCCAATTTTTTGTCCCTTCCCATCATGTGACCAAATAGCCAACGAGCATAGTGGCGCCTCTGTATCCACACCAATTGATATCAGATCATCAACCTTTTTACGACCAAGAATCTCGTTCAGCACCTTGAATGGAATATCTACCAATTCAAGACCCACAGAAATATCTCCTACACCCTTTGCATTAGTGTGATACACCAAGTTAGAACCAAATGTTTTGATAATCTCACTGGTCAATCCAGTAATATCAGCCTTCTTCGTTGCACCTTTATCTTGGGTACCATCTAGTACAAAAACATTCGTATCTTTGACAGGTTCCCCTTCATCTAGTACCCGAATCTCAATTGATTCAAAACCAATCATTGTCATATACTTCTTCTCCTTCTAATAATCAACATCGTACAAGGACGATCGTCCTCGATAACGCCTTGCATCAACATACCTTTTTGTCTCGATAAAATACTCATCAAGGCCACCATTTAGTTGAACAAACCCTAGTTCAGTTAAGACCCTTTCGACAGCTAAAGCTATCTCTGTTACCTTTGATTTGCTACTCGCCTCAATATTCATCTGATAGGTCAACTCTTTCTGAAGAGCTCTGTCACTCCCAAAACTAGCTTGTTTTGGAGGAGCCATTGGAACAATGGCTAGACTTGGTTCGGATGCATCTAGAGATTCTGGACGATAGTATGGTTTGACAGCAACATCAACCAATTCAGGTTGTTGTTTTAACAAATCTCCGATGCGTTTCATCATATCGCTCATTCAACCAACTCCTTTAACTCCTCTCTAGCTAACCTAGGAAATTGCTCCCCAAATTCATCGATGACCCCTTGCAACTTACCGAATCCCCTAGGGCGATAGAATTTACCATTCCTGGTAAACCCCATCTCGTTCAAGTGTTCAATATTCCACCGAGGACTATCCCCAGGGTCCGAACGCTTCCAACCAACCTTAATTTTCGGGATGTTATAATCAGCAAAAGACACATTCCCAACGACAATCTGGCGAACAGTATTTCCCTTATCAACAAAAGACCTAGCCATAGCCTCAACTTCAGGAGCTACATGGTCCTTAGCAATCGTACGCAACGCCTTACTCGTCACACGCCTCATATTCGCCTCGCCCAAACGAGCTTCTAACGCATTTAGAATCTGTTCTATACCAGTTAATTGATAATCACTCATATCAACTACCCACCAAAAATATCACCAAATACATACGGTTGTAGAGGTCTGGTTGGACATCGATGACATCCCATTCCTTGCCGCTAAAACGTTCATCGTGAATAACAACTTTGTCCGAATTTTTAGGCTGAAAATCCTCCAATGGGTCTCTAATTTTAACTGTCGCATAGGCTTTTATTGCTTTAGACTTGATAGATTCAAGAGCAAGGGCGTTTTTAGAAAATCGCCCCTTCAAGCTCTCTAAATCTTGAAAAGTGACATCATGAACTTCTCCCCACGCAGAAAAACTCTCTCCAGTCTCTGCGTTAGATTCATAGAAGTCATCAGAAACCTTCATCCGTTTAAACGTAACTAAGGTTCTAAGCGTGCCGTTATGGGTAGTCTCACGCTTAAATTTTCTATTCCGTAGCATCGTCACTTCCCTCATTTGCAATTATCATGTTACGAAGATATAAAATTTCAATTTCATCACTATAATTCTTTTGAAATTCATCTAACGAATCATGATATAGGTACATAGCCCTTTCCAAAACTAGTTCTTCTATCGTATCGTCAAAACTACTAGCTCCAACCAAAGTAGCAATAGCCAAAGCGCTGGAAGTCAGCATTCTAGTAAGTTTGTCATCTTCGTTCTTATGAGTGATTCGCATCCTCTCTTTAAAGTTTTCAAGTTTACTAGCAGCATATTCAGCAGCTTTTTTCATCACTACTCCTCCTTATCCTTCGTTTTTGAAGACTTAACTACCTCATAAAAATCCGGAGGAACCCGAGATGACAAAGAAGCAAACCGCTCCTTTGACACCTCAAACACATCCCCCACTTGACGAATTGTGTTAGCTTCCCAATCCCCAAAAGGCTTAATAACCCTGATCTTTACTGATTTCATCAGGAATTACCCCCCTGTGACTGTCAACACAGCGGATGCATGATTATCTTTAGCTTTTCCGTAGTAGTAACCTTTGGCTGTGTAAAGCATCCAATCTTCAAGAGCAAAAGTCTGGTCAAACTCCTCAATAGTAAGTGAACCATTTGTGGCCATCAATGCATCATATCGGTCTGTCACAAACGCAATCGCCTTACCGTTTTCTAATGCCAATGTTTCGATAAATTTAATACCGTAAGGTACTGTTGTTACATAAGCACCTCCATCTGTCAACTTCGTGAAGCGTGCCTCTAAATCCCAATGATCGTCTGGGCTGACCAAGATACGAACTTTACCACGAATTTTTTTGCGACGATCCTTATCATTTTTTGATAAGTACTTCATGACTGGTGCCAAGATTTTAGGAGCATTTTCCGGGTTGATTGTAGAAAGATCGGCGACTGCATCCTTATCTGTCGGATAAGTAATGACTTTTTCTTTTACAACCTCATCACCTTCACCGATTTTCTTAATAAGACCAACAGGTTGCTTAAAACCATCACCCTTAACAATCGCCAACTCCAATGCTACAGCCATCGTCTCTTTAATTTGTTCGATGACAAATTGCTTCAACCAGCTATAGCTGAATTTAAGTGCATCTTTAGGAAGAACAACAAATGCCGTTAATTTGTTCATACCAAAGTCAACTTCATCAAATTTTTGTTTCAGCTGACCTTTGATTTCGCTATAGATTTCTCCCCAAACCGCAACACCTTCTGTTTCAGAAATCAACGCTTTAGCATTGATACCAGTTGTCTTGAAATTGATCACAGAAAGAAGTTCATGTTCTTCTTTCAATTCATCAAAAACTTGAATCATCATCTCTTCTGGAATGATCTTTTCTGTTTTCACACCTGCTGGATCCTCTGGATTCACAACCTCATTGAAAAAGTTAAGCTCAGCCGTTGAAAGTGTACGATTGGCATCTCGGAAATTAAATAATTTTTCCAACTTATCAGATGCCATTTCATTAATTTCAGTACCTAAAATATTGAACGCCTCATTAAAAAGTTCCTCTTGGCGTTCCTGACTTGCACCATTAGAAATTTCAGCGCTTAATTTCCCAACCGCAGCACGATACTTAGGTACTGCCTTTAAATCAATAACCATATTTTTTTTACTCCTATAAAACAAATTTTGCAAAAGGCGAAACCGCCTCATTTTCTTTTACTGCCCCAATGACTTTCTTAACAGCTTCTTCAATCTGATCGACATCAACTACGATTTCAGCATGAGCCACAGGCTGTTCCTTACGCTCCTTGTTTTCTGCCTCAACCTTATCCAGACGTTCCAATACAGTATTGATAAGCTTGTCTTGTGACTCGCATAGCTTCTTCATCGAATAAAAACTATTTACAACACCTTCTGGAATATATGTTGATTCTGAAGCTACTAATTCAGGTAATTCATCCTGAAACATCACCGAATCAGCCAAACCAAAACTGACAGCCTTCTGAGCAGTGAACCAAGTAGTATCACCCATTAAATCCAGAAGTTCATCCATAGACTTACCAGATTTGATAATATATGCATTTGCGATGGATTGATTCATCGCTTCAATGACATCAGCTTCTTTACGCAATGCGGTATGATCTCCACTTGCAAAAGAAGAAACATTGTGAATCATCATCTGAGCAGTAGGACTCATCTCAATCACATCACCAGCCATCGCAATAACAGAAGCCGCACTAGCAGCAAGCCCCACAATCTTGACAACCTTTTTCCCCGAATAAGATTTCAAAGCAGTGAAAATCTCACTACCAGCAAAAACAGATCCACCACCAGAATTAATATGAATCTCAATATCTTCTCCATTGTCCGGCAAAACTATATCTTTAGGAGCAGTTGATTCCATACCCCATTCATCATAAAAATCCTTATGATTGTTCGGAATGATTGGCCCCTTGATTTGCACTATCGTCATCCTTAGTACCTCCTTCCTCCCTAAGTTCCAGATAATTCTTCGTTATATAGAGACGTTGCCCAAGCCCGTTAGGGAGCGGACTAAGACCAATTTCCTCCCGAATCTCATCTGCCATAGCTAAACCAGCGGCGATTAATTTATCCCCACTTGCAGCAATATCAAACAAATCACGACGAAGAAGACCAGTAGCCTTGATATAGCTTCCCTCGGCATATTGCTCCTCAGAGAATATAGCAACCTGCAATCCATCAATCAGCTTTCTAATGATTGGTTCAATAACCACCTCTATCATCTGTTCATGATTTTTCTGATTATCAGCTAATTCTCCATGAATTAGAGCAGGCGGGATGCCTACCATTTCACAAACATCATCAATGTACTGGTTCTTAACCTGTTTGATATCATCAACAAAAGAAGCTTTAGAGGAATAGCGATTCGAATACTCGTTATACGCACCATCTTTATTTAAAGGAATCGCAACTACAGAATCTTTTTTAATCCTCTCAACAACACGTTGGAAGAATTTTTGCTGTACATTTTGTTTTCCCTTACCGTCAGCAAACTCCTGGGCTTTTTCTCTGACCTGATCTTTTGGAAGACCTAGAGTAAAGCGAATCTGATTAGCAGTCTTCTGACGATTAATCAACCGACCAAGCAATTCACCATAATCTTTCCATAATTGTTCAGTAAAATTAGCTAAAGATTCATTTTCATTCTCGATAAAAATAACCTTATCGTGTTCAAAAACCTCATCAACTGTCATCCCTTGGATCGTACTAACACGATAGCGATTCCCTTTCAAACTGGATTCTTCGGTCGAATATGATTCAGCAACATAAAGTTTTCCATCGATAACTACCAGTAATACCTCGCCATCCTTGATTAATTTTTTCCCAATCTCAGAAAGAAATTCTGAAGCGGATTGATTTGGATTAGGGCAGACATTCAACAAATAAAGCCAATCAGAATAATTACTTGTGTCTACACCTTTCAGTACAAACTTCGCTTTAGAAAGACTCCTGCCAACATAGTTAGCGACTTTTGAAAGAGCCGCAGATTTCAATGCGATATTCTGACTAATTTCCTTTATCTCTCCATCGTCACCTAAAGACTCATCAAAAGATGCAGATTTTTTGAATGTAAAAACATCTAATAGTCCCACAGATACCTCCGTTCTAGCGAACTTTCGTGCAATGATAGTCATTAAAAAGACTTAGAAAGTCTCACAATGCTCCTCTCAGCACCACAAATTTACAGACCTTTGTAGGAATCGAACCCACGACAACAAGGTTGGAACTTGCCATGTTACCACTACACCAAAGACCTAAAAACGGGAACAGCAGGACTCGAACCTGCATATTAAGCAACCATGCTTCAAAAGGAATCGAACCTTAATTAGTAGGGATTACCCTGCCCTCTACTCTACCTGTTAAGTTATGCCCCCAAGAAAACGCTGAGATTACACGTCAAAACGATTGTCTTTCGCAACCTTATTGTTTAATTGCTTATCCACTGAAATCCCTCCCAGTACCAATCATGCACGGTTGGTTAGACCAACCACCCCTTACATCACAAACTACTAAGCCGTTTTTCAATTAACGAAAACCCCGCTAAAGGTCTAAGCTGCTTTACTCTTCGACTTCACTCTCATCCTTGCGAGATTTGAGTGGGTAGCCTAGCTACCGAAGTACACTTTCCATTTGTGACGGGCAATGACTTTTGCATTTAAATAATGTTTTTGTTGAATCATATAACACACACATATTTCCCTAGTCGTATCGTAGACGTGCATTGCCATGCGTTTCATCCTCTTTTGGAGAACAAAATGCGCAACGCCTACCATTATCCTCGTGTTAGCAGCACTCAGACTCATCAACACCCCATGGGTAGTCAACCCACAAGCCATTGACATACCACCCGCTCTCGGCGCGACCCTCGAACTAAAGTAGCTCCTTCCTCCTATGCATTCGTCTCACGCACTACCGACGTAGCACCTCACCGATTGGCTCTAGCAAAACGCTTTGACTTCATACACTGATACCAAACTGATATCATAAGGATTGGATTGCTTAGAATGACCATTGCTGGCGCTAAGATTGACACAACCGAATCAAAGCTTTCCCGTGTCGCCACGGATTATCTAGGCTAAGCCCTAACAGAATCGATACCAGGTTCGATTAAAAAAGAAAGTGTTCATCAAAAAATATTGACGCAAAAATAACAAATATCTCTTCCTGGCACCCTTAAACGCCTATATCTTCTCAAACAAAAAGTGCAAAAATGGTAAAAATGCGCAAAACTTTTAAAAAAGCAAAAAAATAACCGTGCCACATTGACACGGTTTTAAGTAGTCTTTCCTACCAGTCAAGATGAGTGATCACCTCCTCAACGTTTCCAAAATGGCTTTTTATGACGCTTGATTTCACGTTCCAGACTTTCAATCCGTTTATCGTATTCCTTGAACTTCTGGTTGATTGCCTGTACGTTGACTGAATGAATACTTTCCAGATTATCCAAACGATTATCAATGCCGTCCAACCTAGCACTATGCCTATTCAACCTAAAGCCGAACCATTCCAAACAATCCCATAACTCTTTGATAGGCTTGTATTTCTTCTTCATGCGTTTATTCATAACATTCCTTACCTTCTGCTAAAATAAAACAAAACAAAATTACTTTCTGGGCTCTTATTAAACCCTGTACAAATATATTGTTCCCCCTCATGTTTAAAATCCAAATGAAATTCATTCATTAAGTACACAATTTTACTTACATCACAGTCCTTAAAATCAACTTTTAATTCAAGCGTTTTCCCAGCGTAACCATCTGAAACATACACCTCTTTGATAGTTTGATTGCAAAACTTGCCTTTTGAATCAGTTAAGACAGATTCATTAAATTCGATTATCCCGTGTGATAATTTCCTTAAAATTCGCGGAATTCCCACTTCAATTATTTCATCCATCCGAATATTTTCGGATGTTAAACTATAACGTATTACCAATTCTCCAAATTCTGGAGCTTCATTAAAACCATCTACCTTTGAATTCAAATTGTAATCTTTTATATGTGCACGACAATACCTAAGTTTACCCATCTCAATACCACTCCATTACGTCATCATAAAATTCCAAATCAACCTCAATATCAAGCTGGCCAGAACGCCACATAGCATACTGAAACGCCTTAAAACCATCCGTCTTACGCCTCGTATCCTCCTTCTTATCATAGACAACATTACCATCAGGCTTTAACTTCCTAAGTACATTATTCGTATACCACCGCATCATGTCATTCTTACCAAAGATAACATTATGCCGAGCAAAAGCCGTCTCAATTTTAGGAGCAACCAAACTATCACTAGCCTTCGGATTCCGTAAAACTTCGACCTGATAACCAGCTGGAGCTTCAAATTCCCCCTTAAACTGAACCTCAAACCCCTCTTTCTCAAAGAAAGGCTTCAGAAGATCCATTTTATAGTTATCAGCCACAATCCGTTGCAAGTCATAGCCATATTCATCCCTCATCCGCACGAACCAATCAACCACATACCTAGGATTAATAGTCGGTTCATCAATAACCGTTAACAAACCCTCGTCTTCCCATTTCTTAATCGGAGCAAACTGACGCTTCCCATTAACAGAATCTTTCGGACGAGAATACCCATAGTAAGTATCAACGAACTCCTTTCGCACAAACGAATGACACAACCACACATAGTCATCACCGACCTTGAACAACAACCCAACTGCAGCAAAGTCACGAACAGCAGCATAGTCCAATCCACCGATACAAATTTCATCCCTCAAATCAGGGAAATCACGCTTAGTCGCAACCAATTCCTCATGAGTCGCAACACTACGCTCAGTATCCATGACAGGAAAATCCATCCTCTTCGTCATGAACTCCTCACGGTTTGACGGATCCTCAATCATCTCATCATACTGCTCACAGACCACATCAAACAACTCTTCAGCATACTCGCTCATCGGACGATGGAACATAGGATTAGCCTTTTGCCACTTCTCCTTATCATCCACCTCTTTCTCTTCATCAATCTTACAAATAAAGACAAACATCGAGTTCCAGCGAGCTTCACCGCTCAGAACCTTCTTCGCCTTCTCCTTCATGCTATCGATGAACCCCTCACGAACATACCCATCCGTACCAATGTAGAACTCACGAGAATTTTTAACCTTACCAAGACCCGACTTGTGAACGCGAACATCCTTATTGGACTCATATTGATGAATCTCATCAAACACCACCATACCATCACGCAAACCATCCTTGGTATTACCATTCGAAGTACGAAACCGCATGACACTATTGGTATGAAGAGACTTGATTTCAGACTTTGTATTGTAATAAATTTCTTTTAACTTAGGATTTGACTCAATAGTATTGTAAATCTCTTCGAAACTCGTCTTCGCCTGGTCTTCCGAGTTCGCAACCAGAGAAACATTGTAATTTTTAATTCCATGAAAAGGGCTGAGCAGAAAAGCAATAATCCCAGAAACCAGACCATTCTTACCACCACCACGCCCCATCATAATCAAGATAGTTTTATAAACATTCCTATCATTGGCTGAGTACCTTAAAAATACAAAAGAAATGATAAATTTTTGAAAATTTTCGAGCTTAAAGAACCATTTTTCGATGAATTTGATACAATTTTCTATCATTTTTTCATCAAAATAAACCTCTTTTTTGTCTAACCTCGGAACGATTTCACGATAAATATACGCAACCAAATCAACACGTTCCTGGTTGAACAAAATCGTCCCTGACTCATATTCATCTATGTAATCTCGCACATACTTAATCACATGCCATCACCGCCTACAAGAACTCATTCGGATCAGCAAAATTTGTATTTTTTGAGGCCGCATCTCGTTCCTCTTGCTTCTTGTCAAAAAACTCACCGAGCTTTATCAAAGCCTGATTAATCTTGACTTTTTCCCCAATAGCAGAGTTTGCTTTTAGAAAACTTTGAGCTCCATTTCTCACTACAATCATGTAGCCATCTTTTTTCAAAGTCTTGTCTAATTCTTTGTAAATTTTGACCAAATTCAGATAGCGCTCAACCTTTTCAACTTCAATTTGACTATCCATATTTATGAGACTCATAAGCTCATTTTTTAATTCGCCAATTTTCATTAGTCAACTCCTTTTTCGTTATTTACCCCCCTCCCCTAATTACGCACGCATACCCCAATTTTTAGTCAGAAAACTGGCCGCCGGTCGTGGGGGTTGGGTAAAATCGCCACTTTTTTTCGGACGGGGGGTGTTTGTGTATGGAATTTCCGAACATTTCGCATTAACGTTTACAACTATGTCAACTTACCATTCAAATTGCTCATCATTCCATTGCTTTTTACTTGATTTGAACCGATTGTGGCGCTTATTATGACAGTCTTTACACAAGGTTCGAAGGTTTGCCAGGTCTAGCGCTTTATCTGGATTCTTTTCTAGTTCTTCTATATGGTCAACCTCTAATCTAGTTGTTGTCAGTTTGCCAGCTTCGTAGCACCAGACACATCTATACTTGTCTCGTTTTAGTGCTTCAAGTCTTTTCTGTTGCCATTTGTATGTTTTATAAAATGGATTTGATTTCATCTTGCTACTATTAGAGCGCAAAAAAAGCGCAAATTTGGTAAATTTGCGCAAAAGTTTGATATTTTCAAAAAAAATTTATTGAGGTAAACCCTTGATTTTATGCGGTTTCTGAGCGATTCGAAAAAATTTTTAAAATTTTTTTATAAAAATGCTTGACATTATTTTCCAAGTGGAATATAATAAACTCAGAAAGTTAATCAAATAACTTTCGCCCCTTATCATACAAGGAAAGGGGGTGAGGCTCTTGAAAAGGCAAAAGAAAAGAGATGTTGACCATCTCAAACTGATTGAACTTGCTACTGCAATAGCTAGATTCTTTCAAATCGTTGCCCAAATCATTTTGGAGATAATAAAACATCTCTAAACCTCACAAAGGTAAGTAGGTAAATCGCCTACTTACCAACCTTGTATATATTATAGCATAAGGAGAAAACCGATGCAAGAAAAGAAGCGCCCAAGAGGTAGACCGAAAGGACGAACTGAACGAAAACAGATAACATTAGACTTAAGAATTGAAGATTACAACTATCTGACTGAACTAGCTGAAGCTAACCAGAGCACCAGACGTCAAGCGATTTTTGATGGTTTGAATCTTTTAGAAAAAAAAATAAAAAAAACTGTTGACAATATTTTCCAAGTGGAATATAATAGAGACAAATAAAAAAAGACCTGTAACAAGTCAAACGCCAATCCGAGTTGTTACAAGTCACACACCCCACACGCTAAGCATGTAAGATATATATAGTATATCATGCGTGCTTGGTCTAGTCAAGTACGCTTTTTGCGTACCTCAAAAAAAGAAAGAAGGTACATATCATGACAAACTTAACACCAGAACTACAAGCAATGAACGAACGTATTAAAGCCTTTAACGCTAAGCGCCAAGCGAGCTTGAAACCAGCAAAAACAAAAATCAAAGTTGAAACAAGTATCAATCAACACGGCGCGCTAGTTGGTGATGTGCTTTGCTCAACATGGGGATATGACCAAACTAACTACGATTTTTATAAAGTCATCAAAGTAACAGCCAAAACTATAACAATCGAAAAGTTAAACGGATACGACAAAGGAACTGTTTTAAAAAATAAAAAAACTCAATGCTACATGAAAGACGGTTCAGAATATTGCATCACTTTAAACAGCTATTCCAGCGCATCATGTCGTATTGCAGACCGGTTTGCGGAAGGAATGTATAAACAAGCAGAAGACGAAATGAACGACCCTTACAGAAGCCAACACTAAAAAGGAGGAAACACCATGAAAAATCTAGAAAACATTAAAGCGAATAATAAATTAATCAAAGAATTAATCTCGCAAGGCTATCGCGTTGCGTGGAATCAAGAAACAAATGAGACTGAAATATTTGTCAAGGCATCTTACAGCGATATCAAACGAGACTGTAATGGCTTTGTTGTTGGCGATATTTGGCAAAAAGTCGGACATGTAAACCGCAAGTTAGCACAAGCAATTATTTTGTAGAAAGAGGCAACAAAATGAAAAAAGCAATCACAATCACAATCATCATTATCACACTACTCGGCATCAGTCAAATCCCAGTTACTACCACTTTTGAAGATGGTAGCACATACCAAGAAACGTTAGCAAGCCATCTGGTCTACAAATACATCCAAGTGCCATTAGCACATCTCAAAAATCAATAAGGCTATACAGTTAAAGCTATCGGCAGGCTTGCAAGGGCTTGCTAGTCATTAAAAAAATAAAAACAAGGAGGCACAAAGCCATGACAAACTTAACACCCGAACTAATAGCAGTGAATGAACGTATTAAAGCATTTAACGCTAAACGTCAAGCGAAGAAAGCACGTCCAAAAATTGAGGTCAAAGTAGAATTTGAAGCGGACGCTAAAGGCGTCAAGCAATTCTTAAAACTTCACGGCTACAACCCTAAAGATTTTGGGGTAAGAAAAGCAAATCCGGGATATGAACGTTCGCTATATATCACAATCAAAAATATTGCCATCAGCAAGAAAGAAGTTGAAGCCCTGGTAAATTCGCAATTTTCGAAAGTCAGCTATTGCGAAATTACGCAAGAAATTCTGGCAGGTGGAAATACTTTCGTATTCGTTGAATATGATGAAGAAGCATTTGAAGAGCTTGTGGAAAGCAAGAAATCAGAAGCTGAACGACTTTACAAAGAATTGAAAACCCTACCTGATTGGGAGGGCTTGCATATCGAAAATGACGGCTATAACTTGTATTTATCAAATAACAGAGGAAGCTATCCAACGTGTACAATCCATAGCGCTGAAGCCAATTATCACTACAGCAATAGAATATACAGCGTACAGGATATCGCATACGCATTGGCAACACTTGAAGCACACTAAAAATAAGGCTACACGGTTCTAAGCCATCAGCCAACTTGCAAGGGTTGGCTAGTCATTAAAAAAAATAAATAGGGCAAAAGCCCAGGAGGAAAATATCATGACAGTAACATTATTTAACAAAACATTTGTAAGTGCTACAGATGCGCTTATTGCAACTATTGAAAATTTTGACATCAAAGATGCTATAGAATTTGAAGATGAAGGCGATTTTATCGGTCTATCTTCTGCCCTCAAAGCATATAGCAAGGGACATGTTAGCAACGCATTTATCTATACATGGTTAGCCAAGATTATGCTTGGAAAAGAAGTCGACGAATTAACTGAAGACATCATCTATTGTACAGCCTGGGAACTTGCGGATTATTCGAATTTTGACAGTGTTCATCATTTTTTAGAAATTAACTAAGTATTATAAAACCAAGTCATCCGACTTGGTTTATTTTTTTACTAAGATTCCGGATTGCCGAGCGCTTAATGTTCTGCAATGTTCTGATACTACAGTTCATGTCGTATGCAATCACGTTCCAAGGCTTATCGTCTACATAGTAAAGTCGTAATACAATTGACTCAACGGGATCATCCAAATGCTCAATATCATGGACTAATTGCTCCCGCTCGTCGTATAGCCAGCTAATTTCGTCGTCAATAGCTCTGCAACGATTCTTTGCCTTTTCGGTCATCTCATCGCTAAATTGCGAAATCATGCTGCCGAGCACGTTTCGCTCACGTTGTTTAGAGCGTACAAGTATCTCAAAACGCTTCAGCTTCTTTAGTCTTTGTTCAATGTTCATCAAGCCCTCCTAGAATTTTTGTTTTTTCGACAGTAAAGGGTGTCCTGCCTTGATATCATCAAAACTGCGAGTTGGGATATTAAACCTTTTTCGAAATTCTTGATGTAATTCTATCTCTTTTGCGGTTTCTTCAAGATTCTTTGCAATTATGTGACTCATTTTTTGAGAGTCTTCAGCAGTCAGTTGTTGTCTGCTGTTTTTAAACGGATTTCCAAATACTAATTTATAGGCCACTATACAAGATTCAATAAATTCCCGAAAATGATCTTCGGAATAATTAAAATAAGCAGTATTCTTATCGTCATTCATCGTAAGTTTAACTGTATGCGACTCACACACATCTCCATCTAGACATATTTTATCCACTTTCTTTTCTATTCCTCCACTTCTACTTTTTCCCCAAAAAAAGCAACATATCTTATATTCTGTTTCCTTTTGATAAATAGGTCCAATCGCTATATTCTGCAAGGCTTCAACGTTATTTTGTCAAAATGCAATGCAACATTTTTTCAATATGTTTCTTTTTATCGCTTTTTTAAAAAAATTATAGGCTAAATCCAGCCATTGCTTTATCTTTTTCATCTTGGTTAATACCAATGTATCGTAAAGTGATGTCTGGCGAAGCATGGTTAAAAATTTCCATTAACAAGGCTACATTCTGGTCTTTCTTATACATATGATACCCAAATGATTTTCTGAGCGAATGAGTACCAATCCTTTTTAGACCACAAGTTTTGGCACACTTGTTAAGGATTTTCCAAGCTTGTTCCCTACCAATCGGGCGTTTCTTACCATCTTTATCTCTCTTGTTACTTTCGAAAAGATAATCATATGGTTTTAAACCTTTAACTTTGATATATTTATCAATCTGTTTCCTTAAATAATCATTAATATAGAATTGCTTCGGTTTACCAGTCTTTTGCTCAATTATGACTACGTGTGTATCTAACACCTCCCGAACCTTTAATTTGACTATATCACTAATTCTCAATCCAGAATTTAAACCAAAGACAAAGAGCAGAAAATTCCTTTGATTCCAACTTTCCATAAAATCCTTCATCCGCTCAATGTCGTCTTTATCACGTATCGGCTCAACACTTTTCATTGCTTTCCTCCATTTCTATGGTATAATGTAGTTGAAAATTGGCATAGATGAGGGCAGCAATCGCTGGCCTTTTTATTTTCTATCTACCTCCGAATAGTATTTATCACCTTTTGCCTTTACTTCTTGGAAATAGGCTCTGTAGCTTTCGTCTTGGACGTCATCAAGGTTGATTTGCTTTGCCACCTCATATACAGGTTCGTTATAGTCACAACAGTGTAAATGCCACAACTGATTCTCCTGCAAAGTGTTTTGATTGAAACCGCATGAGCTTTGAGCTGCTGCAAAAACCAGTGCTGTCAATAACTCTTCATCAAGCTGAATTGTAATCATTTCGCCCTCCATTTTCTCTTATTAGCTCTTTTCTTGGCTGTTTCTCTAGCCATCTCATCCCAGACATAGTCTGCATTTTCAAGCATGAGGTCCACGCATTTGTCTTTCAGAGTCTCAATGGCAACCTGGTCCTCTTCTTTCTCTCGATAACAAGCTGCTAACTCTTTTTTCAGCTCAGCTATTTCTTCATCGTATCGATCCTTTTCAGTGATCACATGTGGACTATTGAATGTGATGGTTTCAACTGGACATCCTAACAAGGATTGTAAAACCATTTCAACGTTGTCAATAATTACTGGTTCATCCGAATATTTACGACCATCTGGTAATCTAAATCGTGTATCTGAGGCAGATAGCGGAAAAGGAATAGTATAGCCAAGCTGTTTTGCAAACCTAAAAGTATCATCAGCCATCCTACGGTTAGCACAGACAATATAATGTCCTGTCGCATGACTTTCCAAAATAGCCATTGTAGTTTTACCGAAACATCGGCCAAATCCAATAATTTTAGTCATACAACACCTCCAGCTCCATATCGATATCTGAAGGAATATTCCCTTCCCAAACATAGGAATTTTTCAGGATATAATCATTGTATTTTGTAGCCGTGCTATTGGCACGTTGCTTGTAAGACTGGGCCCAGGACTGATGCTCCTGGCTCTCCGAATCCTTGTACTGCTCGTATGCCAACTTGTCATTTTGATACGAAGAAATCATACTTCGTGCGGTATCTTCGACACTTTTGCGAATTTTGTAGGATGTACGCTCATTTACTTTTTGAACTTCATAGTCTTTTTGATTCACTACACCTATAATCTGAGGAGAAAATACCCAAAGACAAAGGCATATAAGAACAAAAGCAACAGCAGCAAAGTAACCTAATTTTTCTTCCCTCATTCTTCCCCTCCAATCACATTTACAATAGGAGCCTCCACATCAAATGGAATATCAGAGTACATATACTCTCCCGTCCACTCGATATATTTTCCATCTGGAGTGAAGAAGAAAATCCCGTTGTCATTCTCACCATATGATCCATCAACATCTGGAAGCCATTCATTGACTTCTGTGTGGGAACCACCTTGAACCAGCTCATAATATTCCGAATCTGGTGTCAGGAATGAGTTTAGGGAAGACACCTTCCCATCAACAGTAAAAGTCCCAACAACCGCTGAGCTATTCATCAGTAGGATATATCCCATTGGTTTTTGGATTTTAGACGGTAACTGAATAGCCTTTTCACGTTGACCATTGACCCAATAGGCACGTCGGATAAGATTATAGCGTTCTAAAGAATAATCAATATCATTTGGAGTTGACTGTCCATCCGAAAACTTATCCGCCAGTTTGAGTGTTGATTGCTTATCTTCATAAGCACTTGTCGATTCTACATCATCACAGGCTGCCAATGTAAAGGCACAAGCAATCGCGATAATAAAAGTTAGTAAATGTTTGATGTTCATTGTTTTTCTCCTAGCAATCGTAATTATAGGCAAAATATAGATTTTCGCCTATCGGATAGTAATAGACACCGTGGTAATCATCTTCAGAATAACCACAAGATTGATCGCAGTATTCTCCGTCAAATTGCTCGTCTCCGTAAGCACTGTGACAAATAATAAAACCACTCCGTAAGATACTATCAGATTCAATATTGATTAAAAAATCATTGATTCTCTTGTATTTACGAACACAATTTTCCACGAGCTTTTTCGGATAATGACCATTTTCAATATCTCGAAAATCAGCCATGAAAACTATCTCGCTGTCCAATTCCGTCCATCTTCTTGCCAAGCGAATGATCTGTTTTGGAATTTTATATGCTGCCTTTTGCTTTTTCTTCTTGATCCGTTTGTTCATCATATCCTCCTAAAACGGCAATCCGTCATCATCAATATCCATCGGCTGACCACTGAGCCCTGGTGGCATCTGCTCTTCCATGCTTGTATGATTAGCAGTGTTATCACGCTTTTCAAGCACTTGGAAACTCTCAGCAACAACTTCGGTCACATAGACACGTTGCCCTTGCTGGTTATCATAGCTTCTAGTCTGGATTCGTCCAGTAATACCAACCAGATGACCTTTCTTGGTCCAATTAGCCAGATTTTCGGCCTGCTGACGCCACAATACGCAATTGATAAAGTCAGCTTCCCGCTCTCCTGTCGATTGATTTTTAAAATTGCGGTTAACCGCCAAAGTAAAAGTTGCAACGGCTTGATTAGACGGTGTATAACGTAGCTCTACGTCCCTTGTCAATCTACCGACCAATACAACATTGTTGATCATCTATTATCTCCTCTCCCACGACTGTCGCTGATGGCTATAATACGGATACAAAATATGTATCTTGCCACGTTGTGCTAGTACTTTAGATTTTGTATCTTTAGTTTGCTCGTACAGCTCGTCTATTTTATCCAACATGCGCTGTCGCGGTGGTCGTCCGTCTAGCCATTTGTAGACAGATAGAGCCGTCACACCCATCTCGGTCGCAAATTGGTCCCTCGTCCATCCTGTCTTTTGTAGGATGTATTTGATTTTATTTGCTGTTGTCATAGGTCCTCCGCATCGAACATTTTTACAAACCACCGCAGGATTTTGACCCAGAGCAAAAACATGACACCCGCGAAGATGCTCCCCAACCATAATAGCAATATAAATGCAATAGATATTAAAATTAGTTTCATTCCAATCCCTCCAACGCTACCCACCGAAACTGTGGGTATTTTTTAGCTTCTTCTTGGGTGCATTTGTAAGCCACTTTTACCACTTCCTCTAAAATGTCCGTTTCATTGACAGTAAATTTAATTTCGCCATCTTCCTCTACATCCATTATGTAATTATAGTCAAAATACATCAGCTCTGGCACATCGACCAGTAGCACGCCTAGTTTTTTGTTAGTCATTGGTTACCTCCACCAATTCCGGATTCTCATAGATGTTGCCAGATAGAAAAACCGTACAATTTTCCAAACAGTCAAACAAACTATCCCAAACTTCTTTTCCCGTTTTGATATCCAACAGTTTCCAACAACCATCTCTATACACAATTCTAGCTTTTCCCGTATCTTCAAATTCATCAAAATAAGTCCAAAAAATTACATCATCTTCAAATAACTCATCTTCGGAAAATGTACTAAACAGCCCTGTGGATTGCATGGGGATAAAACGTTCTTGTTTGACAATTGGATACACATCTGTCCGTTTTTTTAAATGTTTTCGATCGAATCCATAATTCGGTGTATATAATCCGCCTTCGGAATATATAAAGAAACCGTTAGACCATTCATTACGCGTTCTATCCCACGCCCTAAACTTCGGTATCATTTTCTGCCTCCTCGCTTAAATATTGGATTCTTCTTTTCAAGCTCTTTCTGCTTGTGGTAGTCATTTTCTTTCCACATAACTCCGTCCGGTCTGTTTATAGGATATGGTAGATAAATGTTTTCCTTCATCACTCCACCTCCACGACCTTCACGACCTTCACACCGTCGCAATCAAACACCCAACCAAAGCCAGCGTATTCTATCGATTCTTTGGTAAATTTTCCGGGAAAGTGTTTGTTACCATCTACTAATTTTATTGCATGATTGATGCTTGCTAATACCAATGTTCCGCCATTGTTCGGTATCTCCACCGTGTACAGCTGTTCTTTCTCAATCTCAAAGCCGTCGTACCAGGCACGAGCAAATGTTTCTTCGTTGCATTCGAGCCAATCAGCAGAATCTTTATAGTTATAGCAGTAGTCCATTGCATGGAACAACCCATACCCTTCTGTATCTTTGCAATATTCGATTTTTTCAGCGATATGCTTCGGCACCACAACCTTCGTCGGCTCTTGGATTTGGTCAATCAGTTCAAAAGTGTTATCCAAAAAACTTCTGACATCTGTATATAACGCTTCTGCTTGTTTTTCAAGTTCCTGCTTATTCATCTGTTTCCTCCGTTTGGTAGTTATACTCTTCTATAAGTCTAATCAGGACATCTGTACCATCTCCTTTGAGTGCTTCAACTTCCTCATCCGATAACTCTTGCTCACTTAACCAAGCAGAGAAATCAACAACATTGGCTACACTGTATTCCCAGTAGTCGCCCCAATCCCAATAGTAAGTATCGTGTGTTACTTGAGTTCCGTCCGGAAATTCTAAAATCATGTATGGATTGTCTGCGACACCATAACTAAAACAAAGTTCGCATGTGCCGAATTGAGTTTCTTTTGGCTCGCAACCAATATCAATTACTTTAATGCCTTTCATCTGTTTCCTCCAAAAAATCATATATCGTCATCTGCTCCACCCTCTCAAAATAAACTGGGCTGGTAGCTAGACAACATCTGCTTTTTTGCCTTTTTGTAAAAATCCTTCTTGATTTCAAAACCATAGGCTGACCGATTCATCTCGATTGCTGCCCGAAGTGTGCTTCCACTACCTGCTACGGGGTCAATGACAACATCGCCCTCATCCGTAAAGATTTCAATCAACCGTTTCAGCACAGGAATCGGCTTCTGTGTCGGATGGATAACAGGGTAAGAGCTATCCTTCTCCCACGGCGCATGATTGAGTATCATAGCACCGTTGTTGTTAAATTTCGGCAGCTTATCACGATACAATACCGTAGCCTCTTCCACTGCACCCACAATCTTCATGTTCGCTTTCAAGACTTGCGGGCTAGATTTCTTGGTAAAATATAGCGGATAGGCATTGTTAAAGCCATGCTTCTTGCCACACTCGATAACCATATCTCGCTGTTGCCAGGCATGGAATACAATCATTGCTGGCGCCTTACCTTTTTCTTTCGGCTCCTTCTTTAGCAACCGACTGCAAAAATCAAAGAAATTATTAATCTTAAAATCATTATCCGTATCAAAGAATGACTTTCCTGCCAACTTACTCTCACCATTTGAGTTATCGCCATCCTTGTACCACCTTGGGTCACTGGCATAAGCATTATTGCCGAGATTGTACGGAATATCTGCAATAATCAATTGAGCCCTAGGAATGTTATACCGCTTCGCGTTTTCAAAATGGTCATTAAAAAGTTCAAATTTCAACTAATCTCCTCCCCCTCGCATCGCTCGTTCTCTTGATATATGCTGGCGACTTGTAAAAGTGTATCGTCGACACCTTCACACCGAATTGTTCAGCTAATTCTTTTGCTGTGCCGATTGCTAGTAGCTTATCGCCTTTGTAGAGAGCGTACTCTTTTTCTGGCACTACCATCAACTACCTCCATACCTCGTCCGATGATACTCCTCCGCCATACGATCCAGTTCGGCTACAAAATCATCACCAGGCAAAGCCATCAACCGAGCCTTTTCAGACATACGTAGCGGATAATTCGCTACTTGCCAATCCAACATCTTGTCTAGTTTCAAATAACCGTTCATTAGTCCTCCTCGATCAAATAAAAATTGCCATAATCTTCCAAAGCCCTAGAAACATGGATTGCAGCCGCACGACTAGCAAACCGCATAGCTTGTCGCTCATTGCCATAAGAAATATCAATTCCAGTACAGCTGACCTTTACTTCTCTGACGAATGGCTTGTCTTTTTTGGAACCATGTTTTAGCGAGTAACATTTTACCTTGTCTAATCCTTCCATAAGTTCATAGCCTCCAAAAATTCAGACGAAACATCAACATTCTTAGGCAGTTCCTGTTGTCTCTCTGCCTGATGAGCCTTTACAGCCTCAACCGTCAGCAACCCCTGTTTCTTCCAATTCCGTAAGATGCCATTGATATACTTCATAAAAACCTTACCATTCAGAACAGCCTCTCTAAGAGCCTCACGAATAACAGACTCATCAAAATGATCTTCATTGACCCACTTCTCAATATCCTCAATCTCAAACGGACTAAGAAAACGACCCAAGCCCTTTTCAAAATCTTTAAATAAATTTTGAAGATCGTATTTATTTATACAACTACTATTACTATTACTATCTTCAGTCTTATTAGTCTTAAAATTCTTGTCATCTTGAACTAAAGAATCTTTAGTTCTGTGTTTAAAATTTTTAACTTCATGAGATAAAGAATTAGGACCTTTCAAATAAATACGATTTGACAAAGTCAACCCCTGACGAACCTCACTTAACAACCCCATACTCGCTAATTCTTTCTTAGCTTTGATAACTGTCGGAATGGAACAATCAATCCCCTCCTCCTTACTAGCAAGACTCTCGTTCGAATAGTAAATATAAATCTTCCCATTATCATCAAACCATTCATTCTTCAAAGAAAGACCAAGCCGATCGTACATCAAAGTGTAAATCATCTTCGCTTGCAGAGAAAGATTACAATATGGATCCTTCAACAGCCATTTCGGAAATTGAAAGTACTGAAACTTCTCAACCTCATTCTTAAAAAAAGTCGCAGTCTTCTCCATCATTCCCTCCTTGTCAAAATCAACTGATCAATGCGCTCTCGGACAGATGTATCGGGAATCCAGTCAAGTTTCCGCATTCTCGTTACATATCTCACATCTATACCGAGCAATACCGCTAGTTCATCATTAGTCAGCTCACAATTTTGTACCCAAATAGCGTAATCCACCCCTGTATTAGACTTCAAATCCCCTACTCGTTTGGGTACTTTGTGGGCAAATACATGTCTACGAGCCATTGAAACACCACCTAACTGTACCGTTCTAACATTCGCTTAAGCGTATCATTCTCATCCCTTAACCGCTGATTTTCGATACGGTATTCATTTCGTTGTTCAGCGATTTCACGGACCATGTCATGCAATAGTTGGTTCTCCTGCTCTAGTGAATAGAGAGGACGAAGGATTGCGGGTACTTCTCGTTTAAAACTCTTAGTTAACAATCTGAGCATATCTCTCCCACTCCTTATCTACCTGCTGACGCTCTGTATTAAGTACACGTTGTTTGATGCACTTGTCTCTATAATCCATGCCCAAACGAAAGTTTTTTTGCTTTTCTTCTTCGAGTATACGTGCTATTTCTCGCACTTTCCGCGCCTTCTCGGTCTTCCGCTGTTCTACTACTGCCACCGTCAAAATCGGCACAGCGAAGATTCCTAATGTTAAAATTGCTTCTGTCATGATTCCCTCCTAAACTGTCAAAAAACGTTCTACATCTGATTCCTTGTAGTAAATCTTGCTAGTTTTTTCAAATGGCGGTTGATAACGTCTCAAACCTGCATCTTCCCACTTCCTTAATGTCTCGTCTTTCAACTCCAAATCTTTCATCAACTTTTGACGAGATACTAAACCACAAGTATGATGCTCAAATTCTTTTTCGAGCCGTCTGGTCAAGTAATTCTCAATAACGTCTATAATCTTATCCAAGAGGTTCAGCTCAAACCATCTTGACAAAAAACCTTGTTCTTCCATATTGACTCCTTTTGTAAATTCATCTTGCCTGCCGAATTTACTTTTGATATAATTTAATTAGATAATTTTGATAAAGACCTGACTGCCATCAGGCTTTTTTTATTGCCAATAATGACACAGATCAACGGACATAACCGCAGCCAAATTCTTCTTCTCTGTTTCAATCTGCCTACGATAAGGAGCTAAACCATCCAACCTCTCCTGCTCCGTCTTAGGTAAAAAATAACCATTAGGTCTGTGCTTCTTTGCAACGATTGGATGATGAAAATTAACTCTCAGACTCTCAATCGTATTTTCCAAAACACGCTTACTAATATTAAATTTCTTACGTAAAACTGATGCCTGGATAGGCGAATCATAACTACCAGAATTCCGAATAGCAGATAAAATATTAGCTTCCAAAGTAGACATATCTCTGGATACCGGCATACCTCTTCCTCCCTTCTATATTTGTTTCCTCTTCCTATCCATGCTATAATTTAGCTATCAAACTGAAAGGAGGATAACTAATGGACAATGAAGTTCTGGCAGAGTTGAAAATACTAGTTATTGATTTAAAAAATGCAACCTCCAAGCTACATTCCGAATTGATAAACAATACGGAAAAACAAACTGCTGAAGTTTCAATTGGAATCAACGAACTATACAGTCAATACACTGCACTCAAACTTTTTCTTTCAATCTATCGTGAGTATGGACACTATGAAATCACTTCACTAATCTCATTTTTTGAGAGATATTACCACGAACTCAAAAGTACGTTCATACACAACGATAGAAACACTTCATGGCTAGTCAGCGAACATAACAATTTTGATAAACAAGCAGAAATTGTTATAAGGATGCTTGACTAGTACCCTAATTAACTCACTCTCCTAATACAATCTTGTGTTGGGAGTTTTTAATATCGATATATTCCTTTGCCGTTTTTCTCACTCGACCCGCAACTATTTCACAAATCTTGGCAGTCTCCACTGGAAGGTCTGAATACTTATCGAAATGAGAAGTTCTACTTTTCATTTCAGCTAAATTATCGCATTCCTTCATAAGCTCCAGAAATATAGATTCAGCAATAATATCAATCATATTAACAATGGTATCGATTTCAGATAAATGATTTTTTGTTAGTTTCTCCATCCCCTTCTCCTTTCTATATTTGTTTCCCCTCCTATCTATGCTATAATTTAGCTATCAAACAGAAAGGAGGTAAACATATGGCATCAAAATTTGATCCACTAATTATTGAAATACTGGACAATTATCACGATAAAATTCACGAAACCGTTCGTTATGATGAACTTGGAGAATTTCTTACTACTCTACTTTATAAATACAAAGAAATTCACCCGTATAAACGACCATCTGTTATCGAGATTGACGGCGTGAAAATAATTGATCCAGGCGATTTTCACATCTAATGCCTCTTAGTGATTTTTAATAATTCCAAGAAAAAATCACCGTTCTTTTCTTTGTCAAGTTTAAACGCCCCAAAATCGGTAAGGATGTCTGACATCTTTTTTCTAAAACGCTTGTCAGACTCATGTCGCTCAAGTGCTATCTTACAAACAGTTCCAACAACTGCAATAGATAGCACTATTTTTGTTGCCTGTTCAATCTTATTGAGTCTCATCCCCTTCTCCTTTCTAGTCGTTAGTTGGGTAGTTTCTACATGATAAAAAATCATGCGTGTTTTAAAAAAATTAGCGTCCAAGTAAATCAGACGAACTTACTCCAAAGAATTCGCACAATTTTAACAGATTATCGCCTTTAATGACTGTAATGTCATCTTCCCATGCTCCAATTGTTTGATAAGCGACACCGATTTTTGAAGCAAGTTCTTTCTGGCTCATCTTATTATTCTTTGCACGAAGTTCTGCAATTGTGATTTTTGGTTTTGCCATTCAGTTCTCCTTTCACATGATTTTAAGTCATTTACTTGACCTTGACTATATGATACATGATTATAAATCATCTGTCAAGCGTTTTTTTGATTTTTTTTCATCTTTTTTTGATATTTGTACAGAATCACTTGATATTAAATCACTTTTTACTTATAATATACCTATGAATAGAGAGGTAAAAACCATGGCTGATGCAAAGATAAAATACCCTGAAGTAGGGCAAAGAATTAGAGAGCTGAGAGAAATGAGAGGGTTCGAGCAATTAGACATAGCTAATCAACTTGGTTACAAATCTCAAAGCACAATTTCAAAATGGGAGAGCGGAGTGAATTTGCCAACCGGCAAAAAACTAATTTTATTGGCTGAAATGCTAGATACTTCCACAGACTACATTCTTCATGGAAAAATTAGTGACTCCCCCGAAAATCACCCCACCCCCACAATCGATTTCAAAGAAATGGCTGCCGAGTCCATGTCTTATGACGGCATGCCTCTCAATGATGAAGATATAGACCTCATTGCCTCAATACTCGAAACTCGCATGAAAAACAGAGATAAGGAATAATTGCCTATGATGACACCAGAATCAGTCTGCGCAGAGCGTGGCATTGATTTGGTCTATTTTGACGGTAGAGATACGGACAAGAAAGGCATATACAACAAGCGTGCGAACATGATTGCAGTTGACGCCTATTTGGATGAAATCCAACACAAGAAAGTCATCTACCACGAAATGGGCCATGAAGATCACGACCCGGCACAATATGACCGAAGACGTGAACAGTATGAATTACAAGCGGATAGGAATATGATCCATTACCTGGTCAAAGAAGAATTGGCCTTAATGGACGATGTCAGAGAATTTAATTACGTTCGCTTTATGGAAAAATATAACTTAAAAACCACAGTCAATGAGACCATGGTGATTGAGGAGTATAATAATTTGGTAGGTGTTTAGAATGAAAATTGGATACAGAAAACCAAGTGTGAAGAAAAGTTTGTCTGCTAGAACAACAGGCAGAGCAAAAAGAGCGGTAAAAAGCTCCGTGAACCCTGTATACGGAAAAAAAGGAATGGGATTGCTCAATGACCCTAAAAAAGCTGTATACAATAAAGTATATAACAAAACATCGTATAGTGTTTTTGATGCAGAAAAATCAAACTCAAACTTTGGCTGTAGTTATGCAATGGTCATAACTATCATTTTCATTCTGCTACTGCTACATTCCATAATCGATTACTTTTTATCTTTTGGAGAGCGTTTTTCAAAAATACCATTTTGTTTCTTAGGTCTAGCAATTTTACTTTTTGTTATTATAAAAATCATGCAGAAACGAATTTCAAGTTCATTTGATGAAGTTCCTAATATACCAGATATTGACGAAATATTCTACGAACAACCATCAGAAAAAGAAACCACCGATACAGAAAAACCTATATTCAAGACAATGGTTTCTGTAGTCGGAATGAATTATCGCAAAGAAAATGCAGAAAAAGCGTTAGGCATGATGGTTGGCAACAGAACAGACCAAGTGAAACTAGTTCGTGAACCTACCAACCCATATGACCATCTTGCGATTAAAGTATATCTCTTTGACATCTTTATCGGGTACATACCTAGAAAAGGGATGAAAGAGCTAAGAAAATTGATACAAGATGAAAGTTTAACCATTAAAGTTATAGCTACCGAAGATATTGTTAGCGACGATGATTTGAATTGCTTGTTAGAAATCGAAATTTATAAATAAAAAATCCCCACACTCTCCGCACCATCGGCGAAGTTGTGGAAGTGTATAGGGAGAGGTAGGGAGGAAAAATGGAACAATCAAAAATTTATAGAACCAAAGAAAAATTCGATAGCATAGTCAATCAAACCGAAAATGAATTCATTGATTACTGGTACGCCCGTGACCTTATGCCCCTACTTGGTTACGAACGTTGGGAGAATTTTCATAAAGCTATCCAAAGAGCAATGAACTCCGTAGAAACCAGTGACACCAAGGTGTCAGACCATTTTCGTGAGGTCACGAAAATGGTTCCTTTAGGCAGTGGTTCTGAACGCCCCGTTAAAGATTATATGCTTACTCGTTACGCTTGTTACCTTATCGCCATAAACGGAGACACTAACAAAGAAGAGATTGCCTTTGCTCAATCCTATTTTGCAGTCCAGACCAGAAAGCAAGAATTGATTGAGGAACGACTCCACTATATTGAACGCACAGAAGCTCGAGGTAAACTCAAAGAATCTGAAAAACGCCTATCACAAAACATCTATGAAAGAGGTGTTGACGACAAAGGATTTGGACGTATTCGGTCAAAGGGTGACAAGGCACTATTTGGAGGACATAGCACGCAGGAAATGAAAGAACGTCTTGGTGTCAAAAGCAACCGTCCACTAGCTGACTTCTTACCAACTCTGACCATCGCAGCAAAAAATCTAGCGACCGAGATGACAAATTACAATGTTGAAGAAAACAACCTCCATGGCGAAAAATCCATCACAGATGAACACGTTTTGAATAATACAACTATCCGAAACATGCTTGGACAACGCGGTATCAAACCAGAAGAACTCCCTCCAGCAGAAGACTTGAAAAAGTTAGAACGCAAAGTAAAACAACAAAACAAAAAACTTATCAAAGAAGCAGGGAAATTACCTTAAACAAAAAATCCCCACACTCTCCGTCGCCAAACCTTGAGTGTAGGGTCCCAAACAAAACCATTCAAAACAACATTTTGAACAGCTTTTAATATACTCATTTTATCACGAATGTATACTTTTGTAAATTCATCTTGCCTGCCGAATGTACAAAAGGAGGATAAAATGAACATCAAGCAAAAAACTAAGAAAAACGGGCAGACTGTTTATTATGCTAGTCTTTACCTAGGTGTAGATAGTATCACAGGAAAAAAAGTCCGTACTACCATCACTGCCCGAACAAAGAAAGAGGTGCAACTAAAAGCCAGACAAAAGAAAAATGAGTTTGAACAAGAAGGTGAAACAGTTTATCAAGAAGTAAAAATAATCTATTTTAGTGAACTTCTTGATCTATGGTTTGACACCTATAGACTAGGTAAAAAACCGAATACCATCCGAGTCTTTAATAACTTTGCTAAAAACTATATTCTACCACAGTTAGGTAACATAAGAATTGATAAAATAACGACCATTATGTTACAAACTGTAGTCAACGATTGGGCAAGGAAGGCCCATCAGAAAAAAAATAGTAACGATAGAACAAAAGGGGTTTGTAAAGACTATCCTCTTATTTTTACTTATATCCGTAAAATTTTGAAATACGGAGTATCATTAGGAATAACACAAGCGAATCCAGCAGACAATGTCGAAGTTCCTAGGCCACCAAAACTGGAAAGTGATAAGAAGTTATTTTTTACTGACGAAGAGTTAAAAACTCTTTTAGCCTACTTTGAAAAAAATCAAAATACTTACTCCGAACTGTACGACGCTACGCTATGCAAACTACTGCTTGCTACAGGTCTAAGGATAAGCGAAGCAAGAGCGTTAGAATGGTCAGATATTGATTTTACAAATCATACCATATTGGTAAACAAGACTCTGAATAATTACGATGAGGTCAATGAACCAAAAACGAAATCAAGCATACGCACTATCGATATTGATAATGCTACAGTCCAAATGCTCATATATTACCAAAAGCATCAACGAATTGAAGCTATGAAATTAGGTCGTACAGAGTCTATCGTATTTTCTAATTTTACTGACAGATATATTACACGACAAGCCCTCGGATACCGTCTTGGAAGAGTCATGAAGAGCGCAGGACTTCCAAATGTCGGTTTTCACGCATTCAGGCATACCCATGCCAGTATGTTGCTTAATGCCGGCGTACCATACAAACAAATTCAACTACGTCTCGGTCATTCAAGGATAGAAATGACCATGAACATTTATGGACACCTCTCGCAAGAATCACTAAAAGAAACAGCAAGAGTTTACGAGAACACACTGGCGGCTATTAAAATAGGGTAG